TAATATCTGCTATAGCAGGAAGCATTCTTGGTAATGCAGCTGACAGTTGGTTTGCAGAAACTAAATGTGGTATCTGGTTCTACAGAAAGGTTGACCAGATATCCTCTTGGACTGCAAGGAAACTAAATATAAAGATGCTCGCAGAAGAAGAAGCATGGAAAAAGAAATACCCTAATGTTGCTGAAAAAATAAGTAACTTGGACCATAGATTGAAGACATTAGAACAACTTGCTATTTTAACAAAAGACGACGGGAAATAGGAGAAAAATAATGGCAATAAAGGAGGTTGTAGTGAGAACTCGACCAAATACAAGTGTCAATTTTTCTGCACCTAATGAAAATGGTCTTCCTAATAATTGGGGAAGCCTTGAACTTGCTTCTGGTGAACTCATTTCTTTTGATGAATCTTTTAGTGCAGATGGGTTAACTAAGACAGTTACAACCATATTTAAGGATGAAGAGGCAAGAACGAATTACAATGATAATTCTACTTATAGATCAGCTATGAATACAGTAAAAGCAGAAGATGTGAATAACAATATTACTAAAACTGTAACTATTACCGAAGTCTAAACATAGGAGAATACTAATGATTAGTAGTTGGATTTCAGAAAGAGTAAAAGAAGGATCAAGTCATCAAGGAGTTATTGTTGCAGTAGCCGCAGCACTAGTTCTTTTTGCAGGGCTTTCTTTAACTAAAGTAGTTCTTTATGGTGCCTTAGTTTGGGGTATCTGGTCAATGCTAAAGAAGGACTAACAAAATGGCAGACTTGGAAACAGAGGTCAAGCTTCTCAAAAAAGAATTAGAAGACCAAAGGAAAATACATGACAGATTAGATATTGCGATTGAGAAATTGACTGATGTTTCCAACTCCATTCACCGTATGCTTGCAGTTCATGAAGAAAAACTCACAAGACAAGAAGAGGCCTTAGAAAGCCGTAGAGTTGAGATTTCTAGTCAGATATCAGAACTGCATTCTAGAGTTACCACCAATACCAAAGACATTATGCTTTCTGCTACAAAACAGCATGATAATCAAAATAAAGAAATACAAAAAATCAGAGAAGACCTCAATAAAAGAATTGGTATCCTTGAGAAGTGGAGACACGTTCTCATAGGGTGTTCTATTGTTGCAGGATTTATTTTACATAAATTCATGAATTTCTCTTGACAATCTTATAATAGTTTGTTATTATAATGAATGTCCTATATTGATGTAAAATACCTAAATCTCATAAGTCCAATGCTCCCCCTTTTCAAGAAGAAGGGGGATAATCTTTGGAATTTCCGTTGTCCATACTGTGGAGACTCGCAAAAGTCTCGCACCAAAGCAAGAGGATTTGTTTTTCGTAGAAAGGCTGATTTGTTCTTCAAGTGTCACAACTGTAGTGTCGGAGCAACATTAGCAAACCTAATCAAGCATGTAGACTCAAAAACTTACGATGACTATATACTAGAACGATATAGAGAAGAAGGTGTACACAGGAGTAAGAACTCCCCTGTTCCCCAACCGGAGTTTAAATTTGATGCGCCAGTTTTTAAAAAGAATGTGTTCAAGTCTCTTCAATCCATATCACAACTGCCCCAAACCCACCCGGCGAGAAGATTGGTTGAGGAGAGAAAACTATCTGAGTTCTCCAACGATCTATTTTTATGCCCATCATTTTATAAATTCACGAATACGCTAGTAGAAAACAAGTTTCCTTCCTTGGGTGGAGATCATCCAAGGTTGATGATTCCGTTTAGGGATGAGAAAGGAGAGATATTCGCATATCAGGGAAGAGCATTTGGTGATGAGAAGCCCAAATATATTACGATAAAATTAGATGAGGATGCCGACAAGATTTTTGGTCTGGACAAGGTAGACAAGAGTAAACCTATTCTTGTTGTGGAAGGACCGTTAGACAGTCTATTCCTTGACAATTGTATTGCAATGGCAGGGGCAGACTTTAATAATTTTGACGGTGACTTAACAATTATATTTGACAACGAACCAAGAAACAAAGAAATTTGTAAACAGATTGAGAAGACGATAAGTCAGGGCAGAAATATCGTAATATGGCCTGACTCAATGAGACACAAAGATATCAATGATATGATTATTGCCGGTTATACCAAAGAAGAAATCCAACAGATAATAACAGATAACACTTTCAGTGGTGCAGCGGCACAACTGAGATTTGCAGAATGGAGAAAAATAAATGCCTAATAACTATCTTCCCACATCCTACCAAGAATTTATTCACCTTTCACGATATTCACGATGGTTGCCAGAAAAGAGTAGACGAGAAACGTGGGATGAAACGGTTGCTAGATATTTTGATTTCTTCACAGAGCATCTAAAAGAGACAGTAGACTTCACTCTCACCAAATCTTTGAGGGATGAGTTAGAACAGGCAGTTCTTGGTTTGCGTGTAATGCCGTCAATGCGTTGTGTCATGACAGCTGGTGAAGCACTCAAGCGTGAGAACATTGCAGGGTATAACTGTTCCTATGTTGCAGTAGATCGTCCACAGGCATTTGACGAAATTCTCTACATTCTTATGAATGGAACTGGTGTTGGATTCTCTGTAGAACGTCAGTATGTAAATGAACTGCCCTCTATTGCAGATGAGTTTCATACAACAGATACTACTATTACGGTTGCTGATTCCAAGATGGGTTGGGCAAAGGCTCTCAAAGAGTTGGTTGGTATGTTATATATTGGACAGATACCCAGATGGGACTTATCAAAGATAAGACCCGCTGGTGCGCCTCTCAAGACCTTTGGTGGACGTGCCAGTGGACCAGAACCACTTGAGTCCCTATTCAACTTCACAGTGACCATTTTCCAGAATGCTGCTGGTCGTAAGCTGACCTCACTAGAAGCACATGATGTTGTCTGTAAAATCGCAGAGGTTGTGGTTGTTGGTGGTGTTCGTAGGTCTGCTTTGATTAGTCTATCAAACCTATCTGATGACCGTATGCGCCATGCCAAGTCTGGTCAGTGGTGGAATGAGAATGCTCAACGAGCATTGGCAAATAACTCTGCTGCATATTCAGAGAAGCCAGATATGGGTATCTTTATGGATGAATGGAAAGCTCTTTATGATTCCAAGTCAGGTGAACGTGGTATTTTCAACCGTGAGTCTGCTGTCTGGATGGCGTCCAAGAATGGTCGCCGCAATACAGAAGACTATGAGTTCGGCACAAATCCATGTTCAGAGATTATCCTACGCAATCGTGAGTTCTGTAATTTGTCAGAGGTTGTGGTTCGCACATCTGATACACGGGAGTCTCTTTTGGAGAAGGTGAGACTTGCAACGATTCTAGGCACATTCCAATCCACACTTGTGAACTTCAAATATATTTCCAAAGCATGGCAAAAGAACTGTGAAGAGGAGCGTCTACTTGGTGTGTCTCTCACTGGTATTATGGATTGTAACTTGACAAATGGTAAAGGACCACATGGTTCACTTCCAGCAATATTGACAGACCTAAAGAACATGGCAGTGAAAACAAACAAAGAGTTTGCAGGAAAGCTAGGTATCAACCAAAGTGTCGCTGTAACGTGTGTTAAACCCTCTGGGACGGTCAGCCAGTTGACTGACTCTGCTTCTGGTATCCATGCAAGACATAACCCATACTATATTCGCACAGTGCGTGGTGATAAGAAAGACCCTCTCACCAGAATGATGGTAGACATTGGATTTCCTGTTGAGGACGATGTTATGAATCCAAGTCACACATCTGTTTTCTCTTTTCCTCACAAGGTAGATCAGAGTGCAGTATTTCGCACAGATATGACAGCCATCGAACAGTTAGGGTTGTGGAAGACATATCAAGAATGCTGGTGTGAACATAAACCATCTGTGACCATTTCGGTAAAAGAGAACGAATGGCTTGAGGTTGGTGCATGGGTATATGAAAACTTCAACTATATGTCTGGTGTGAGTTTCCTTCCATTTTCGGAGCATACATATAAACAAGCACCGTATCAAGATTGCACACAACAAGAGTATCAAATGCTTCTTGACAAGATGCCCAAAACTGTGGAGTGGGACAAGTTGGCAGAATATGAACAGACAGACATGACGATTGGCGCACAAGAACTTGCATGTGCAGCAGGGTTTTGTGAGATACAATGAAGTTGATTGTTTGTCAATCTTGTGAGGCTGAGTTTAGAATAAAACACTCCTTGAACGATCATCATTATCGTATCATGCACTGCCCGTTTTGTGGTGGTGACATTGATGATCCAGATTATATAGATGAGATTGAGTGGGATGAAGACACAGAGTGCTAAAGCAAAAGGTAGACGATTTCAACAGTGGGTGAGAACTATTCTCATAGAGAAGTTAAGTGTTCATCCAGAGGATATAGAATCTAGAAGTATGGGTGCTGGTGGGGAAGACCTCATCATGGCCCGTGCTGCTAGAGAAAAGTTTCCCTATTCCATTGAGTGCAAGAACCAAGAATCGCTAAATGTGTGGAAATCGTATGAGCAAGCAGAGTCAAACTCTGGTAACTACGAACCTATTCTTTTCATCAAGAGAAACAACCAGAAACCTCTAGTGGTGGTTGATGCAGATTATTTCGTTAGTTTACATAATAGGGTGGCAAAAGAGTATGACATAGATGAATTATTATAAATAGTTCTATAGTTATTTGGAGAAAACAATTATGAAATACATCAAAGCATTAATAGTGCTTTTGGTGGTTCTTTTTCCAACTTTAGTATTTGCCGCAGACACAAATACAGTATCTTCAACGGTAGTGACAGACAAAGCACCACCAACTGCAAACGCACCATCAGTTGTTGTGAACAATAGTGATGTGTGTAAGTCAGCGTTTAGTGTAGCAGGGCAAGCAAGTTTTGTTGGTCTTGCGACAGGCGTTACAATAACAGATGAAAACTGCGAGCGTATAAAATTATCAAGAAGTTTATTTGGTATGGGCATGAAGGTTGCCGCTGTGTCAATGTTGTGTCAAGATGTAAGAATTTTTGATGCAATGATTATGGCTGGGACTCCTTGTCCATACAAGGGAAAGATTGGATCGGAAGCATTAGAAGCATGGAAGAAAAATCCAAACGAGGCACCAGAAGGTTCTACTATTTTAGAGGAGAAAGACTCACTAAAAATTACTATTAACAAGTATCAAGTAGAAGAAACAGAAGAAGACCCATGGGCATCAGAGGATTAAAAAAGTATCGCCCGTGGATTATTACAGCTTTGATTTATTGGGGCGTGTCTGCTGTTGTTCTTTTATCAAGTTATCATGTTTTGTCTCAAGAGGCAGACGGCACTAATTGTGCATCTGGTGTAGTAGGACTTTGCACTCCCGGCACATTTGAGTCATCAACTGAAACAGTCACAGAAACTACACAGACAGATGGAACTGGAACAACTACCACAACAACCACTACCACTGATACTACAACTACCACAGTGACTGTTCCAGAGACAGGAGATTTGCTTACTGATTCCAAAGTACAAGAGATGGGCCGTAATCAAAAGTTTGGTGGTGATATGACAAGTGATTGGGGTGGACAAGGTGGTGCTGGTATTCGTAATGGTGCGACCTGTGGTGCCCTTGGTACAGACAAATGTGCAGAGATGACAGGCAGTGGATCATTTACCAGTACACATGGTCAAACAGGAATCGGTACTACTTTTAAGCAAACTATAAACATGAGTTCTATTGACCCAGACATTGAAAGAGGCGGTCAAGTCCCTTGGTCGATACGAGTAGAAAAAAGAGATGCCAGTGATTCTATTCATTTTAGAATAAGAAAATCGGATGGGACTGATACAGTGTTATTGGGCACTGAAACCTTATCTGCTGCTGGTGCGAATGCAATAACGAACACACTGTTTCAAGGTAACTTTAGTTTTAGTGGAGCAATGACCTCATTATCAATTGAAGTATCTGGTAGAGATATAAACCTTGCTATCGGGCCATTGTTTGATGATGTTACAGTCAACGTGATATATAATGTGGTCAATACCATAGTGACTCAAACAATCACAACGATAGAGGAGTTTGTTGCATTAGGAACATTTGACCAAGAAACGATTGATGTTGCAACCGACATATTTGAAAACAACAATGTTGTGGAGACTGATACAGGACTCAGTATTGAACCTGTTGCAGAAGAAACAACAGAAACAAGTTATGCATCAGTTGCAGCTGAAATAAACACAGAGATGGTTGCACCAGAACTTCAAGCACCAACGATTGAAGTCAGTGTGCCAGAACCTCAAACTGTTGAGGTCCAAGTAGAAACACAGAACGTAGAAACAGAAATGCAAACGGAGATGAGTAATGATGATATCACTAACGAAGTTTCATCCTCTGGGGGAGTGGCTTCCAACGAAGATAGTCCACAGGAAGGTGGAGGAAGCGTATCATCTGGGGAACAAAAATCAGAACCAGAACCAACAGAAACAGCAGAAGCAGAACCAGAAGAAGAGCCACAAAGTGGACCTTCTAGTGTAGAGAAGAAGGAACCAGAGGCAAAGACAGGGCAACCTAAAAAGGTGGCAGAGAAAAAGACTGAGAAACCCAAGACAAAGACAGAGAAGAAGCAGGAAGCAAAACAAAAGGCGGCAAGCAAGATAGTCAAGAAGATGGGAGACAAGGGAAGGTATGATGATAGCAACCAACTGAAGACCTTGGTGGTGATGCAAGTGTTAGGTAATACCAAAACATTTTTTGATGATCAAGCACAACTGCAAGATACACCCGGCTTCTTTGATAATAAGACTATACCAGATACTACAATATCTGATAACAATTATTCTGCATATATCATGTTTGGAGGAAGTGACGCAGCACACAATGCATTGATAGAAAATCAATACAGATAAGGAGATAGAAATGTCAGACGACGGCAAAACAGAAGTTGAGTTTGCCGGGGTCAAGTTTCGAGGTGGAAAGATATTTGTGATAATTACAGCATTATCGACCCTCGGCGGTGGTCTTTACGCAGGATTTGAATTCTGGAAAGACTATATGGATATGAAAGAGAAGATAGAAAAATACAAAGCACCAGACTTGTCAGGATTTGACAAGAGGATGGCTGTTCTACGAGCAGATATGAATGCACTACAAAAGATTGAACAGGTAATAGAAGATTCTGCGATTGCTACAAGAGATGAGGCCAGAACAATCAAGAACGATTTGAAGGGCGAAATTGTTCGTACAGAGAGATTGGTAGAGAGCATTGAGCGAAGAGTCAAAGGTATACAAGATGCAACTCGTAAGATGATTGACAAGGAAAATGACAGGAATGATGTGTTAAGAGAACGTATAACGAACAGAATGGATAGTTTAGATGATAGTATAACAAGCAAGATGAAAGCTCTTGAGAAAGAGATGAATGAAAGAATTAAGAAGGCTTTGGTGAATCCTTTAGCAAATATGCGAAAATAATACTTGACAATACCAACTATATAGTCTATACTGGTTATAATGAAAGATTACAGAGGAATTGGAAATGGAAATCGATGTCTATACGCACACTGCTGTTGCGATAACTTGCTTGGTGGGATGCTACTATTGGGGAAGACACTTCGCAAAACATGAAATTCTTTCTGAAGTGGTAGGCACAATGCTAGAGACACTTGAGAAGGATGGTTTTGTCAAAATGGTGATTGATGAAGACGGCGATAAGTCTTTGGTTCCTATCTCTGAAATTGAAAATAAGATCATCAATGAAGTAGAGAAATGAAATTTGATATTGGCTGGTTAAGTGGTGTGTCTGTATTTAAATTTTTTGAGATATTTAGATATTTAGATTGTTATGATGCAGAAGACTATATATTCTATATTAGAAAAGACATAGAATATGATTTCAACGTGCTTGATGAAAAATTGCTGATGATTAAAAATATTTTTGAAGCATATGATAATTTCTTTCATCATAATATAAAGTTTCCAGAGATAGAAGTGAAAGAGAAAAAGGATATGCCCCCTTCTGACCCCGAAGGGTTTAAAACGGAGGGTTTTTTTGAATCTAAAAAACATTTTCATGATTGGAAGGAATCTTGCCCTCTATGGGCAATGTTTGTTCATGGAGATAAAGACTTTTGTAAAATAAAATCTCCAAATCCTGATAAAAAATATGTAACCATATCATTAATTAATGACGAAAGAAAAAATCAAAAAAATTATCAATATTTGACAAACGAAGGCAGAAGTATCCGATTAGAATATGTTGATTTTTTATTAGATAATCTTTGTCGTGATGATAATGTAAAGAATTTAGGTGACAGTAGGGGATTTAAAACATCACGAGAACTTATAGAAAAAATTGAATTTATAAGGCAAAGTAAATTTTACATTGGTTCTAAATGTTCTTGGAAAGATATGGCAAGAATTTTTGGAATACCTATTTTGATTATAGAAGAGTATAAATTGTGAAAATAAGTGTTGACAAACATCTTTCAATGTGCGATAATAAGACAATGATGATACAAATAGATGGAGTAGAGAAATGAAACATTTGCTTAAAACGACTGCTGTAGTTGCGATTGTGGCCCTGTCTGGGTGTAACGCTCATGGCGGTGGGTTGAGTAACAAAACAAAAGGTGCCGTCCTTGGTGGTGTCGCTGGTGGTTTTGTTGGTAATCAATTTGGTAGAGGTTCTGGTAATGCTGCCGCAACTGCATTGGGCGCTGTGTTAGGTGTTATCGCTGGTCAATCTCTAAGTCAGGATACACCAACACCAGTTCAACAACCATATATGAGTTCTGGCAGTTGTAGTCAATACACAAATCAAGGTGCCCGTGCTGCTTGCAATCGTGGTGTAGCAGAGAGGGAAAATCAACGTCAACTTAGACTTGAAGAAGAAGCATATCGTGCTGGCAGAGGTCGCTAATTTTTTTTCAAAAAGAGCTTGACAAACTTCTTACCATGAGTTAGTATTATATTATGATAGAAACAGTGATGTTATATATTGCCTTGTCAGTGACAGAACCTGATGGCAATAAAATGGAAGAAGAAATCCGTGTTATGTCAAAACACTTTGACACAACAGAAGAGTGCGATGATTTTATCGTAAATTGGGAATTCTTCATTAGGTCTAGGGGTCTAGACGCTGCCAGTTCTCTTCTCAAAGAGGGTTATGAAGCAGAAATTGTTGAACTTGGCTGCACTACGGTTGAAAAATGAAAACGTCTTTAGTTGCTTTATTGTGCCTTTCTTCTACATCTTTGATGGCATCAGAAATTGCATGTGATTATAAGTCTAAGATTGATACAGAATTCATGGGAACTATATCATCCTCAAAGAATTATAATCAAAAATCTTATCCTTATGTAAAGGATACTCGTATATGTATTGTTAAAATGGATGTTAAAATACATAACACATGGTATCCTACCGAAGCAGAATATGTTTTTGGCCCTGACATGACAGAAGTTGATGCTTGCAAACGAGCAGAAATCAGAGCAAAAGAATCCATTCTTCGCAAAATTGTTCCAGAAAAATTAAATAGGATACTCAACCAGAACTGTGTAACTAAAACAGAAAGTGGTGATTTGAAACAATCGCCGATCGTTGGTGGCAAATTGCCAGAAGTTAGCGGTAAAGGTTCTTGGACAGAAAGTGCGTGGAAAAGTGTATACTCATCTGTCACAAAAGGATGTTTTCCATCAGGAGGCAATAAAAAAATTACATTAGCAAACGGTACAACAAAATGGTTTTATAAAGAGGTATGCAGAACAAAATGAAATATGTAATTGGATTTGTAGTTGGAGTAATTGCAACTGTAATTTTTCCAGAATTAGTTCCTTATGTCAAGAATGCCTTTATTGAGTCGGGTGTTCGTGATGCAACTGTTCAGACTCTTCAAACTTGGAAAAGTGTAAAGTGAGGTTAGAATGTATATGATGAGTGTGGCTGTCAAAGCAACAGCATTGAGTGTGTTATTGGTAGTGATAGTAATGAGTTTAGGTGCCTGTGGTAATACTGTGAAAGGTATTGGAACAGACATTATGAAAATGGGTGATAATATGATGAAAGAGGAGCCGAAAAATGTTGCCAGTAAGTAAAATTGCCCTTATGGGTTGTGTAAGTTTGATTGCGTTGAGTGCTTGTTCTTCTGTTCAAGATATGGCAATTCCCGGCGTCAGTAAAAAAGATGCGGCAGTTTATCAGTATAAACGTAGTCGTGTTGAGGAGCAAGTTTCTAATATACCAGATTGGTTTAAGAAGCAACCTCAAGATACAGGAAACATTTATTCTGCCGGTACATCTGTAACTCCAGAAATGCAATTTTCTGTTGATGCTGCCGTCTTGAATGCAAAGGTTATTCTTGCTGATCGTATCAATTCACGATTGCAATCTCAAGCAAAGCAGTTCAAAGCAAAGATTGGTTCTGGTGACCTTGATGCATCTGTTATGACTGAAATCGAAAGAGCAGTGAAGAATATTATTGCAGATACAGATGTTTCTGGGTATCACTTGAAAGAGGTTGAGGTATATCCACACGGCACTCAATATCGTGCATTTGTCCTGTTGGAATACTCTGATGCCGAAGCAAGGAAAATTCTGACAAATCGGTTGCGTAAAGATCGTATGTTGTTTGATAAGATTCGGGCCACTAGAGCGTGGAAAGAGTTGGATAAGAATGCAGAAAAGCAGAAGCAAGAAGAAAAGGAGCGAGTTACTGATCAATTAAAAGCGATTGAATCTATAGAAAAGTCAACTTAGGTGTTGACAAGGGTAGTTTCGTGTGATATACTGTAAGAATGATGGAGATTTTTGAATGACTATGCATATGCTTCCTGTGTATTACACAACAACAAACACCAAGAAACGCAAGGCAGGCAAGAAGACTCAAAGTCAACTTGCTGCCGAGCGTGACCATGAAAAGTTTCTAAAGAAAATGGGAATAGGCTCTCGTAGCTCAGTTGGATTAGAGCAACGGTCTTCTAAACCGTGGGTCACAGGTTCGAGTCCTGTCGAGAGCGCCAATAAACGGAGCGTAGCGCAGTCTGGTAGCGCATCTGCTTTGGGAGCAGAGGGTCAGAGGTTCAAATCCTCTCGCTCCGACCAATGCTTCTATGATCCATCTTCTGCAAAGAAAGAAGAGAAGGTTTATACGGGAACTGAAATCATAGGAATTGCCCAGATGCATAAGTCTAATGCAGTGCCAGTGCGTGGTAAAAAACAAGCAACAGAGGTTGCTAATATGAGGCGAGGATGACTGAAGATTACTACGAAGAAGTGCTGCTACTTCGTAAGAAACTTGAAAAGTTTGAGAAGTTAGACAGGTTGATTAAACATGGAAACCCTGAACACAGTGGTTATTTCTTTATCTGTGGTGAAGCAGGTGAGAAGGACAGCATGGGTTTGCCTGAAAAGATTTTGGTTTGCCCATCATACGGACTAGATGGGTTTGCATCGTACAAGAAGGACAGAGACTACTCTGCTCCAGGCTGGTGAGGCGAGGGTGAACACAGCAATCTTCAATGAGACTTTCAAGCTTGCTCAATCAGTAGAGCCAGTGAGAGGTGCAAGGATTGCGGCTGCTGTAGTTCGCAAAGGAAAGGTTGTGTCTTTTGGTTATAATCATAAGAAGACACATCCCTTTCAAGCCAAGTTTTGTAAGAACAAGGATGCTGTATTTTTCCATGCTGAAGTTCATGCCATCAAGAATGCTCTAAAAATTATTTGTGTGGATGACCTATCAAAATGTGACCTGTATATTGTTCGGGCAAAGAGAGATAGATATAATAAGAGGTGGCTCACTGGTTTATCAAAACCATGTAGTGGTTGCCAAAAGTGTATTGACTTATTTGAATTAAATAGTGTATACTATTCTAAAGAAGGAGAAATTTAGTGAGAGTTGAAGTGCGTAATAATAATGTTGATGGAGCATTGCGTGTTCTAAAGAAGAAGTTACAACAAGATGGCCTGTTTAATGAGATGAGGAATAGGGAAGCCCATCAGACTAAGGGCGAAAAGCGCCGAAGAAAGAAAGCTTCTGGTCGGCAACGATGGCTCAAAGAACAAGCGAAAAGGTTAGATGAGTATGGATTCTGAAATCGAAGAGAAGACAACAAGAACAGCAGAGATTGAGTTAGAAACACACCAAATTGCTACTAAAACAACTACTCCATTACATACCACTGATTGGTATATCAAATGGGTTTCGTCGGTTATTCTTATGGTAGGTATGATTCTCGCTGCAAACAATCTGTTTCCTTGGAACATTGTTGTTCAGTGTATAGGTATTGCAGGATGGTTGATTGTTTCAATTATGTGGAATGATCGTGCATTGATGATTGTCAATGCGGTTGGTATTGCCATCCTGTTCAATGGTTTAGTTGGTTACTGGTTGAAAGGATAGTATTATGGCAAATAATGTAAGTTCGTATATTTCATTTTCAGAGATTTCTGATGAAGCTGAAGACTGGCTTGATAAATTAATGCCAGATTATAACACATCTGCATATGAGGTCTTGGGTAAAATTTATGATAAGACTGAAGAGGAGATGGATAATTGGGAATGGTGGAATGAAAACGTAGGTTCAAAGTGGCTAAACTTTGAAGATGTTAGTTGTGGTGGCGTGTCAACTGTTTCTGCTTGGTCAGCACCTGTTCTCTTTTATGAAAATTTGTATAAGAAATTATCATCACTCAATTCTCCTGACCTAAAAATGTGGGCTAGATATGATGATGAGATGCCTAACTTTGTTGGTGTTTGGGGAATGGCTCCAAATGGATACGACTATGACGAATACATTGATGAAGAGTATTACGAGCAATGTATCGACTGTCTTCCATATACTGAGAATGAAGATGGAGAATATGAAAGTGTAGATGAGTGGTGGGATAAATTTGATGAGTGGTCAGAAAAAGAATATGGCCTGTTCGTTGAAGGATATGCAGAACATTTGGAAGAAATGAAAGAGGAATAAATAGAACAATGGCTAGAAAAATTACATCCAAGACTGACAACAAAGGTTGGACTGACCCCTCTAAGAAGAAGGTTCGCAAGAAACGTAAACCTATGACAGAGGAGCAGAAAGCAGCTGCCGCTGAACGTCTTGAGAAAGCCCGTGCTGTTCGTGCTGCTAAGAATCCCGACTATGGTATGACTGGCATTCATGAGAGTTTGCGTGACCTACCAGATGACTATCCAATAACTCCAAAGAAAGTGAAACAATGGATCAAGACGCAAAAAGAACTTGCGTCTATGGAACGTAGAAATGAGAAGAAAAATGTGAAGGGTGCAACTGCCCGTAAAACATCTCATGAAGCATATGTTCGTAACCTACAAAAATACCTAAAGGATGGCGATTATGTGGATACGTTTTATGGAGAACATCAAGATAAAATAATTTCTAACAGGTGTTTTGCTCAAGCTTACTATTGGGAAGGTCCAAAGAAGGGTCAGCCAAAGTTTGATGTTGGTACATATTATCCACTCTTAGGGACAGTCTACACTCAAGAAATGTTTAACGAAGACAGAGGTATCAGTGATGAAGAAAGACCAGAAGGAAAACCCAAGCGCAGAAAACGTAATAAAGGGCCCGTGGAAACTAAAAGCAAAAAAGGAAGTCGTAGTTCCTGACCTTGATGTTATTGCGCTGCAAGAAAATCTTATGTTTGCTGATGACTTGACAGAATCTTGTTTGGTGCAAATGATACATACTATGGGAGAGAATGGTGTTGACATTGGCGGTCAAGAATTCGTTAGAGATATCGGATTTGTCATAGAGACAGTCAAGGGCACAATTTATCGTGATATGGGTTTGGCACATCCTATCAACAGGGTCATGGAGATGCTGACAAAAATTAATGTTGATGAGAAGAACAGCATGAACAGTCAGGTTGACATGGACTTGCTTGAAAAAATTACTATTGATGAGTCTGATACAAACGAAGAACCAACACCCGCATGAGGTTATAATGATTTTAGTTGATATGAACCAGATTAGTTTGGCAAGTGTGATGATGCACTTGAACATTACGAAGAGAGATAGTGTTGAGAGTGGTATGGTTCGCCATATGATTCTCAATTCTCTTCGCATGTATCGTGAGAGATTTTTTGAGGAGTATGGTGAGCTAGTTATTTGCTATGACTCTAAACACTATTGGCGCAGAGATATTTTTCCCCAATATAAAGCAGGACGCAAGAAGACTAGAGATTCATCCAGCCATGATTGGAATGATATCTTTGAGTTTCTAAATGCGTTCAAGGATGAGATGATTGAGTTCATGCCCTACAAGGTATTGGAAGTTTACGGTGCAGAGGCAGATGATATCATCTATACCCTGACACATGAATTTGAATCTGATAACGGCAAGACACTAATCTTGTCTGGGGATAAAGACTTCATTCAGTTACAAAGATATGGAAATGTAACACAGTATAGTCCTATCACCAAGAAATTTATAAATGGTGTAGTGTGGAATGAATATCTAGATGAGCATATTCTAAGAGGAGACACTAGTGATGGTGTTCCTAATGTTCTGTCACCAGACAATACTTTTGTAGATGGATTGCGTCAGCGACCACTAGGTAAGAAGAAAATCCAATCGTGGGTTGAACACAACATTGAGGATGTTTTACCCAGTGATGAGGTGAAACGTAACTACCAAAGAAACAAGAAACTCATTGACTTAACAGAAGTTCCTCAAGAATTATTCATGGAAATAACACAAACGTGGGCAGAAGCAAAAGCCAACCCTCGTAGTAAACTACTAAATTATTTTATACAAAACAGGTTGAGTGACCTGATGGATTGCATAGGAGATTTTTAATGCCATACACACCACTATTTCACGAAATTTTAGAGAAGGTCGCAAGACTAAAATCAAAAAAACAGAAGGTTTCTTATTTGAAGGAACACAACACGCCAGCACTTCGCATGGTTTTAAAATCATCTTTTGATCCCAGTATCATTTGGGCACTTCCTGCCGGTGAAGTTCCCTTCAAAAGAAATGGGGCCCCCGAAGGAACAGAGCATACCTTACTTGCCGCTGAAGCAAGCAGACTGTATCATTATGTTCAAGGTGGAAACAATGCGCTTTCTCAAAATAAAAGAGAGTCCATGTTTGTTCAATTGTTGGAAGGCTTGCATCCATCTGAAGCAGACGTTCTTGTTTCTGCTAAAGACAAGTCGCTACATAAGACATACAAAGGATTGTCTGATAATGTAGTCAAAGAAGCTTTTGATTGGGATGATAACTATATGGTTGTTGACCATGAACGGCATGTATCAACAAGTGGACCAGCAAACATTGCAAGCAGAATTTAAAGAACTAGAATATGTTGCTGCTGACTTTCTAGAGAAAGAAGACTTTGAGTCAGCAGCTAAGTGTTATAGACAGTTGGTTGTGGATGATCCATATGATGCCAGAGCATACTACAATTTGGCAATCATACTGCATGACTTATCTAAGTTTGCAGAGTC